CACCCTCGGCATGGGGTGGCGGTATTCTGTATCTATATGGAAGTCCACCTCAGCGATAGGAGATGCTTATGACACGCGCGAAGAAGCCGCTGGAGCCGTGGGAGATGACGCCGGCCCAGCTGGAGGAGGAGCTGGAGGCGCTCATCAAGCGCCAGGCCTGGCTGGAGAACCAGCCGAAGTGCGATCGCCCATCGTGCGACGGCAAGCCCCACGCCGGGGCGCCGTATCCTCATGACCCGACCTACCGCCAGGCGGCCGACCCGCTGGAGAGTGCTCAGCAGCTTGACGAGTCGTACGCCGGCCGCCCTCACATCCAGTACCTCTCCGACCGGCTGGCCGAGGCCGTGCGAGCCGTCGAGAACGGCGAGAACCGCTACATGACGATCTCCATGCCGCCGCGCATGGGTAAGTCCACGCTGACCTCGATCAACCTGCCGATCTGGCTGCTGCGCCAGCACCCGGACTGGAAGATCGGCCTCATCTCCCACTCGCCCCAGCTGGCCACGGCCTGGGGCCGGCAGGTCCGCCGCTTCGTCGAGGAGGACGGCGAGAAGTGGGGCATCAAGATCGCGTCCGACGCGGGCGCCGTGAGCGAGTGGCAGACGACTCGTGGAGGGGGCATCGTCTCCCGCTCGGCCCCTGGACAGTCGATCACCGGTCTAGGCTTCAAGGTCATGCTTATGGACGATGTCGTGAAGGACTTCGCCGACGCGCACAGCGAGTCGAAGCGCGAGGCCATCTGGGACTGGTGGCAGGCCAACGCCGTCACTCGACTGGAGCCGCCGTTCCTCTGCATCGCCATCGCCACCCGCTGGCACGAGGACGACTTCATCGGTAGGCTCCTGAACCCCGCCAAGAACCCGGACGCCGCCAAGTGGGCGAACGTTATCTTCCCCGCGATCGCCGAGGAGGGCGACCCTCTCGGACGTGAGCCCGGCGACCCGCTCTACAGCCCCCTCGTGGAGGAGACACGCGAGGAGGCGCTGGAGCGCTGGGACTCGCTGAAGCGCTCGGTGGGCTCGTACACGTGGGAGGCGCTCTACCAGCAGCACCCGACGCCCGCCGACGGCTCGATCTTCAACCTGGGCTGGCTGCGCTTCTGGACGACGGATCCGTCCAAGGTCAAGGACGGCGACGACTCCGTGATCCTCCTGCCGCGTGAGCGCCTGGAGCGCGGGCAGTGGCTCGACTCGTGGGACCTCACCTTCAAGGGCAGCTCGACGTCGGACTATGCCGTCGGCCAGCGCTGGTGCCGGCAGGGTCCTGACCGCTTCCTGATCGCCCAGCAGCGCGGGCAGTGGTCGTTCACGCAGACCTTGGCGAAGATGCTGCGCTGGTGCAACGCCGGCGACCTGGACGACAAGGCCAGCCCCGGCGGCTCCTTCGTCCACCAGCGCCTCGTGGAGGACGCCGCCAACGGTACGGCGGCCATCGACGTGCTGCGCAAGAAGGTCGCCGGCATCAAGCCGATCAAGCCGCGCTCGTCCAAGGAGGTCCGCGCCCGGGCCGTGACGCCGGAGATCGAGTCCGGCAACGTCTACCTTCCGCACCCGGCGGACCCGGGCAACGGGTGGGTGAACGAGCTCATCTCCGAGATGAGGGCGTTCCCGTCGGGCCGGCATGACGACCAGGTGGACGCGTTGAGCCTGGGACTGCTCGGCCTACGGGGCGCGGGGCAGGCGTCCCTGGTCGTCCCGAGGGGGACGATCCGCCGCGCTGTGAGCGGTCTCTCACTGGCGGGAGCAATTCCCCGCTTCTGACGGCTTGCATCTCCTGAGGGGTGGACGTATGATTTCATACGTCCACCCCTACTACGTAAGGAGACGATGTGAAGTCACCTCAGAACAACTGCCCGGACGCCCTGCTCCGGGCCTATCAGCGGCGCGTCGAGGAGCTGGAGAAGGCTCTCCAGTCCTCCTACATCTGGGGGTACTCCCCCGGGAAGTTGTCCGAGCTGGACGCTCTCCTGGAGGCGGCAGCCGTCCCGATCCCGGCCGAGATCGTCACCCGAAACCGCATGATCGCGGTGTGGGAGGAGGGATTCAGGGAGCACCGCGACTGGACGCTCCCTTCGGAGGAGGCCGGTCCCGAAAAGGAGCTCTCCTGGATGCTCCACTACGCGTCTCAGCTCTACAGCGCTCGAGTCCTGCCGAAGGCCGTGGTCCGGGAGATACTGTGGAAGATGGCCCTAACGGCGTCGAACCTGCTGAGTCCGGACCTCGACGTACTGGCCCTTTCCCTGGAGGAGTACCTCCGCTCCACCCGGAAGCACCCGGGCATGACTCTGGAGTGCGACGGCCACTCCTACGCCACTCGCCTGTTCGCCCTCGTGGAGGAGATCGGAGAGGTCGCGGCGTGCCTGACCTATGACAACGACGCCGAGACCGGCCACGGCTCGGACCTAGAGTCCGAGGTGATCCAGGTCGTCGCCCTGGCCCTGGCTTGGGCTACTCGCTACCTCGAGGAGGATGCTGATGAGTGACAGGCAGACCTCAAACGGGTCATCGAGACCATCGAGCGAAGCCTCGCCGTTCGCGAGTATCGCTTACCGTACTGCCAACCCCTGCGAGATCGGCGTCGCCTACATCGACGGAGAGCCTCTGAGGCCTCTCGGAGAGGTCGCGAGTGAGCCGAGGGTGCTCGGTCAGCGGGATCCCGATCCCCTGAGGCCGTATATCGAGGCCTTCCTGAGGGAGGAGATTACCTTGCAGGGCCGCCTGACTGAGGGCGGAGGAGGAGGGGGTTGGGAGCGATGATGAACGTCCTGCCCCAGCTAACCGGGTACCTGGCCGCCCGGCACGTGAAGATCAGCTACTCAGCTGGACGTGATCTCGCGGACATCGCGTTCTGGAACGGCTTTCGTATTGACCGAGACGTCTCCAACTGGCCCGGGGAGCGGGGACGGCGGCTTCTGTTTCTCAGAGCCCGGGGTCTTACGATCCGTCTAGAGAGGCTGCACGATCGCTTCGAGGTGTGGACCCGCTCAGACGGGCAGGCACCTGACGTGGTTAGAGACCTCAAGGATGTGCGCGAGGTGCTGAGCCTGATCCGGGGAGCTGTCGAGAACTATCAACGCCCTTGACGCGCTCGCGGTGGGCTGTAGTGCCTACTGATCAGTATCGATCCAGTCAATTTCTGCAGAGGTAACCGCGATGACGCAGACCCTGAACGGGGCCAGAGTATGAACTGGCACCCTAGCCCGCCGGAAAACCCTCTCTAGGGTTATTTCTGAGACTATCTATGATTTGCCCCTGGCCCGGTAGCGTGTACCTAGACTACCGAGATGACGTTAAATTCCAGAAGGTCTTATTCAGGAAGCTGGAAAGCCTCAATCACGCCGAGGACTTGCTTGACCTGGCCTTGAGGATGGAGGAAGTCATCGCGGATCTGGGCTTACGCCTTATTTACGGCACAGAAGCGTTCGACAATAGTTACTCAGAGGTATCCCTGCAGGCCGCTATCGCGGTCGGCGCCGGAACTTGGCCGGGGGAACCCTGCTGCTACTGGACTAGCACCTCGTGGGCCACAAGCCTGGCCAGCCTCGTCGAGACTGGAAAGTCTGCCTACCTCAGGCTGTTGGTCGGGGGCGGGCCTGAGGAGGCTCCCGCGCGCCTCTTCGCTATCGCTGGCTTTCTCTTGAACCTACTGGCGGGCCTAGTCCGTAAGTTAGCTATTCTGGAGGAGATGTACCGAGACATCCTGGATAGTTGCCACTAGTCCGGACGTAATCCCTAAAGGAGACACCTATGACATCCATCAACGACGTTGCAGACCTGCCGAAGCGCCTGGAGGCGTGGGCCGGCGGCAAGGGCTACCGCGAGGCCTTCGGGATCGACGCTGAGCGCGCGATGGCCGACGACCTGCGCAAGCTGCTGTCCCTGACCGTCCAGCAGGCCAAGGCCCTGGAGGACAGCCAGGAGCACGCCCACGCCCTGGAGCAGCGGCTCCCGACCTCACAGACCGAGGATCTCGAGCCCGAGCCCCCGGTCAGCGATCCTCTGGAGGAGGCCGCCCGCCTCGACCGCAAGGCCCGCCGTGACGCGAAGCTCGCCAGGGCCGCGCTTCAGCAGGAGGTCCTGGCCGCCTACTCTCGCGGCGTGTCGAAGTCGGTCCTGAGCTCGGTCTCGGGCATGACCCGGCAGACCGTGGACCGCGTCCTCGGGGAGTGGAAGCGGAAGCCGCCGAAGATCCGGGACAAGGCGGACGAGACGCCTATCACACTGCTCTGACCGCTGCGGGCTTGCCTTGGGACGTATGACGGCATACGCTTAGGGCAAGCCCGCACCAACCACCTAGCGAGGAAACATGAGCACCGAGACCTCACCGACCAAGACAACCTGGACCCGCGTCTTCCAGCACCCTCAGGCGCGAATCAAGACACTCGACGCGGACACCCTGCACGAGGCCAAGACGTGCCTTGTCTACGAGAACGGCCAGGCCGTCGCCCAGCTGAAGCGCGGTCGGCGCTGCTGGGGCGTCTACCCGATCGGCATGACGACCCCCGCCACGTTCGGCGCCTCCGCCCTGGAGGCCGTGACGACGTGGATGAGCGCTCGGGATGGCCAGCGATGAGCGCCCCGGCCAGTATCGTAGAGAAGCTGCGAGACTACGAGTATGAGAAGAACTGGTGTGGGGGCGCGGTCGGCGACATCTACGCCCTCATCCACCACATCGCCGCCCTAGAGGAGGAGATCGACGACCTAAGTATCAAGGCTCGCGAGTCAGACGCCTGGCGGGGCCGTTACTACGCGCTCCTAGAGGAGTGCGAGGCCTCCCGTTCTACTATTCAGGGGGTGGCCGAATGATCTCCCCGATACTGGTCACGGCCGCGGCCCTTACCGCCGGCCTCCCAATCTTCGCGCTCGGCGAGCTAATTCGCGACCGCCGGGAGCGCCGTCTAAGCAGCCAACACGCCCGTCCATCCGAGAGGACTTTTTCATGAGCAACTACGCGGCATTCATGCAGGTAATTCGCGATCAGGCGGCCTTCACGTCCGTCTATCGCCGGCTCCCCGCCCAGGGGCGGGGAAGCCTCCTCCTGGAGAACGGGACATTTGTCTTCAGCACGGAGGAGTTTGAGGGCTGCCTGGATTCCGACATCGAGATCTACCTGGGGGAGGGCGCCTGGCTGGAGGTCCGCGACGGGCTCACGCCCGAGGTCCGCCTCACCCTACCGGAGGCGTACGTCGATGCTCTGGACCGGGTCTCCCTGACTCCAATGAGGTCTCGCCGCCTCTACTGGTCCTCGCCCACGCCGCCTCACGGGCTGGACGATCCGACCCAGAATCCTTATGGCTACGGAGACGTCACTCTGTACGTCCCGGAGAGCCTGGAGCCCGCCTACCGGGAGAAGGGATTCTCCGAGTGGGGTGCGCCGAGCCGCCGCTATCTGGAGATCTGGGACTACGAGCCGCCGACGGCGCCCGCCCTGGCCTCTCAGGAGACCTCCGTCGGCGAGGCCGTCGAGTCGCCCGGTCACTACACCTGGCTGGGCCAGTCTCTAGCCGCGCTCGGCCTGAGCGACGCGGCCAACGTCGAGTCGTGGGACGTGCTCGACGCCGCCTTCCCGTCAGATCCTCTGCTGTGGAACTGCGGCAAGTACCTGCTGCGTCAGGGCCGCAAGGGCGGCGAGGAGAAGCGTCTGGAGGACCTGCGCAAAGCCCGTCAGTATCTCGATCGTCAGATCGCCCAGCTGAGTCGGGGAGGTGAGTGACTGAGATCACTGGAATGTGGGGATAGATGGGCTGGCGCCGCTCTTAGGGGCTGCGCTAGCCTTATCTTGTACGTAGCAGACCCCACAACTAACAAAAGGAAAGTGACATGAGCTACACAGAGATCGACACGGCACGGGCAACCGCCGAGACCTGCGCCGGGAAGATGTCCAGAATAGCCGCCGAGCTGCTGGACGTCCTACGCGACGTCCTCGGCCCCGAGCGCCGCCTGCTGAAGCCTCGGGCCGACTACGCCGGGTACGGGGACCACGCCGTTACCGTGCGTGACGGTGAGGACGGCCGCGTCGAGGTGACCGCCCACCTGAATGATCTGGGGCTGGTTTGCATGTACACGGCCGGACTCACTCGCAAGGGCTCCGACGGGCTCCGCCGGACCGTCGTCGGCCCTCTGAGTATGGACTGCTCAGGGGCTCCTGAGGAGCACCCCACCCTCACCTATGTCCTCCCCCTCGTCATTCGCCTGGAGAGCGGGGCGGGGCGAATGGAGGACGCTCGCAAGGCCCTGGAGGAAGCCGGCCTCCCCGTCGAGGGCTGCGGCCCGCGCCTAGTCCTGCGCGAGGACCGCCCGTGGGGGTCTCAGGCCGTCTGCATTGTCGAGCTCGACCCCGACAACGGCATGCTGCGAGTGCGCGGGAGGGACGCGGAGCAGGTGCGGGAGGTTCTGTACCAGGCCCAGGTCTTCTAGGGTGACGCACGTCACTGCATACGCCCCGCTAGCGGCTTGCTAGCGGGGCGTATGCGTTCATACACTGGAGCCATGAGAACGAACCGCCCCGCCCGCCCAGCCCGTCACGCCCACCCCA